CTGTGCCATTTGAATGACCGCTTGGTACTGCACCACACGTTGTGACATGGTGGCGGCATTTGGGTCGGACACAGGAATAATGTCCACCAAGTCGTAGTCAGCCTTCTTGGCTTTACGGTTGCCATACTCAGGGTCGTACGTATAGTCGGGGTCCGTGTAGTCCCGAATAATGTTTTTGAGCAGCTTCAATTCTTGTTTAAGCGCAAAGTGCACACGCGCCTGCACAGCCGTCATCACTTTTAACTGGCGCTCAAGCAGTGCCAAGGTCGTACCAACCGGAGCCTGCGACGACATATCCGACACTTTCATGTCTGCGGTAGCGGCAAAGCGACGGCCTTCTTCTACAATGTTTTGCAACAGCGTATACAGAACTTGGCTTGGCTCTTTATATGGCAACGGCAGAATACTGTCGCGGATGTTGCCCGACGCCACGTCTACATCACGGAACTCCCCCGGACTAATCGGCGTATCGTCGCCTTTAATACGTAACCCCCGCGCTTTGAGACCGCCCGGTAAATTGGACAACGTACCTGCATCCACCAACTGACGCATGAGCGACGTAGCCGATTTAGCAAATCCACCAATGAGATGGAATAAACCGAAGCCGTAAGCGCCAAAGCCGGGGATGTACTGGTAGTGGACGAAGTGTTGACGCTTGAGTTTAAGGTCGTCGTCTTCGTTCCAGTTACGTCGGATGGACAGGACATCGTTGGTTCCTTTAATCAAAGTGACCACATACGGCAGCATGATGCCGGTCTCTTCGCCGTCAATCTCGTCCTCGTAACCTTCTAGGTTTAAATCTACGTGGCACTCAAGCAGGGTGTACCGCTCGTCGTTCAGGTCACTAAAGCCGGTCTCTTTGTCCTTGGCTTTCTTAATGTTGTCTTCTTCGCGTGGTGGGTCAGGCAACTCAAAGTCCCGATAAAACCCAGCCTGCTGGAGCTTAAGAATATCGTTTTTAGTCTTGCGCATGACGTGCGTGACGCGGTAGCACGTATCCAAGTCCGTTGTCCCGTAGGGCAGCAGGATGTCCTCGGCCGGCACAAACATCGACACTTGGCGTCCCAAACTGGGATCAAAATAAACTTTTTTAAACGCAGACCCGGTGGCTGGCAGCGACCACAGCATGCGCTCATGTTCTGGACGGAACTCTTTCATCTCCTCCGTCAACTCAAAGTTCATGTCTTCTTGTACGCGGGCAGCAGCCTCGATGACTTCTGGCGTATCTTTACCAATGATCTTACTGCGTACAGGACCGGCGGCAGGGAACGTCTCCGTAATCGTCTCAGCTTGGAACCGTACCACGGCCTCGGTAATCATCGGATGGAACACACCACAAGCGCCAGCCCAAGGCTCGGTCCGCTCCTCCATCTGCAAGCCCAATAGCTTTAAGCCCTCGGTGTAAGACTTCTCCCACTCCTTGCGGCTGTTCTTGTCGTTGTCAATGTCCGACTCAAGGTCGTCTGCCATACTAGACATGGTGCCTTCGTCCATGTACTCGGCCAAGTTCGCATCAAAGTCTTCGTCCGTCTTCGGTTCTGGGCGCAGGCTGATCTCCATCCCGTCGATGCCAATATTTACTTCTTCCGGGTCGATGATCTCGATCTCCAACTCCGGCTCACCTGCTGCCAACGCATCAATGCCTGTAGGAGCTTGGTACAACGCCTTGTCTATATTAGTTGCCATGATCTGCCTTTAATAGTATGCCGCTACTCGTGGACGCCGGGACGCGTAGTCGTCCTTCTCGTCCGTGCTTAATGAAATAAACCCGCCCTGCCGGAACCGTAGCAGTGCTTGGGTGGTCGTGTCTACAAAGTCGTCGTGTTCGCCAACGGGGAAGGACGCCATTTCTTCAATTACTTCTCGCGCCCAGCGCGTATCCGGTGCCCAAACTGTACCAGACGAGAATAGATCGGCAACAGCATTGAGCCTGACCATCTTATCGTTGCCGCGACTAGGGCTAAACTCTTGGACAGGTATCCCCATCGCCCTAAACTCTTGGATGAGCGGCGCACCTGCCGCCTTTTTCTCCACAATGAACGCATCCGGGTCCCATTCCTTCCAGTGTTTAAACGCTGCGGCCTTCAGATCAGGGAACGTCATCCGTTCTTTAAACGCGTCAAGCAAAATAATCTGCGGCGCGTCATTCTCCTGCTCATTATAAAAAACACCCCACGTCGTGCAGGCCGAATAGTCCGAATTGTTCTTAGTCTCGAACGCCGTGTCCCATGACTGAATAATATAGTCGCATTTCGGCGGCTCGTCTGCCTCCCAGACACGCCAGTGCTTCCTTGAGACGATGGCCGAGGTGTCCGACGTAGGCTGCTGCATGTACTGCGCGTTCCAATATCTTGGATCTATAGCCGCTTTTGTTTTTTCTAGCGCACCAATAGGCCACTGCTCTGGCCACAGGCTCTTACCTGACGGCAGTATGGCTGGTAGCTCCACAATCTCCCACGGCTCGGCCGCTGGGTTGCGCGTCTGGTAGTCAATTAAACGTCCGGTCAGGTCCAACAAGCTCCACCGCGTCATAATTACTATGATGGCACCGCCCGGCATCAGACGTTGCAGCGGACCTGTCTGAAACCACGACCATGCTGTGTCAAATGCGAGCCTACTGTTTGTTTTTACATCTTGTTCGGAATGGGGATCATCAACAACGAACAAATCAGCACCGCGACCAGCAAGAGCACCACCAACACCAGCAGCGTAGTACTAGCCACCGGCAGACGTAGACCACTTTCCTGCCGCTTTTTGATCGTCTGCAACCTCAGTTTTTGGAAAAAGGTCATAGTATTCCTCGGAATTGATTAGATTTCGTACCCGACGGCCAAAATCCTCGGACAAACCCGCCGTATGGGTGCCCATAATGATCTTCTTCTCGGGGAATTTGCCTAGAAAGTAGGCCGGAAACAGGTAGGACGAGAACTCGGACTTGCCCATACGTGGCGCAATATTGATAATGACCCGCTTTTTCTTGCCGGCAATCACGTCCTCGAAGATACGCGACAGGATTTTATGGTGTGGCCCGACTTTAAAGCCCGGATAGACGTGCTGGGCGAACCCGAGCATCGTATCTTTAGCCACTTCCTTGCCCGCACGTATGGCACGTTCTTCTAGGTCGGCTAGTAGTTCGGCTTTTTCTTTGGTCGAGAGCGTAGGCAGGATGGCCTGCAACGCTTTAATCTCCGCTGGTGTTAATGATTTCGTCATCAGCGGCAGGTGCGTTAAGTTCTTCGATCTCTCGGATGTCCGTTACGTCGGTGATTTCAACAATCTGTGCAAAACGACTGAGCTTGTCTTTAATGCGCTGTTCGATCTCAGCGTCGGACATCTCGGTCTTTTTGACTTCGATCTTGTCGGTGAACAGGCCAACCTCTGTGACCTTGCCTAAATAACCCAAGGCTTTCAACCGTATATTAGCGCTGGGGTTGTTGGTCTCTTCGAGCAGCTTGGCCACCGCGTAGCCACGTAGTTCTTTAGCCTGCTCTACAAACGCCCAATCGTAGGCCGTTAGCATTCCAACAAGGTGTGCAACCGCAGCGGGGGTCTTAACTTGCGCCAAGGCGGTGTGGGTTGTTTCTGGTGCAACACCGGCTACCACGGATGTAAACGCTTTACGGGCCGCTTGTGCGCCCAGCTCGTCGGCAATGTCTTCGTCGTCTACCGCGCCCAAGCCTTTTAACCACTCGGACGTTTTTACTTTGGCGTCAATAGCATCCGCCGTGCCTACCTTTTCAAGTGGCACAAACTCCGTTGGGGCTGGAAGCACCTCCGGTTCAAAATCAATTAAATGGTCTAGCATGCGCAGGTCCTATTGCAACCTCGGTGGGCGTACTGTACACTTAAATTTAGCGAGTGCGCAAGCATTTGCTTCTCCTTCAGTTGGGTTTATCCTAGCTTTAGTCCCGGGCTCACAAGGCTCGGGATTTTTTTTGTCTGTGTAGTTGCTATTTTACTAACTATGATTTTTTAAAATTTTATAAAATTTATGGCGCAAGACTAAAAAATAATGAAGGGGGGCCTTTTGTCTATGTGATACGTCTTTAATCTTACATTGTCTATGTGATAACACGAATTGTGCTGTGCGGTTACGAAACAGTGTTATGTGGCGAGGCCAAGCGGCACGTCAAAAAGGGGGCATGGGGGTACGGTGGGGTCGGCAAATACCCGATTTCACCCCGATTTCAGGGTCACAGTGACCCGATTCTGTCGATCAAATGGTGCTAACCGTATAATGGGTTTGTCAGTAGGGAATAAGCCCTGCGGCACAATCTATTTCACAGGAGAATCACAATGTCTAAAGCAAACAAGCAAG